CACCAGATGCAACTGGGCGGTGCCGCTCTTGGCACCCGTGAAGGCGTAGGTCTTATCTTGTCGATCGTACAGACGGGTGCCGCGCTGGATGATCCAGGGCTCCTCATCTGAGAACCAACGGGTGATGCTCTCCGGCACCGGGATCTCACCTGTGGCGGCATCCTGGGGCAAGGTGTAGTCATACTCGGTGTTGAAGCTCCAGCCCTCAGACTGAACGTCCATCGAGATTTGTCGCAGCATCGACAAGGCGATCTGCGTGTTCTTGGAAGTGTCCCCGTCGATGGTGTTGACCGGGGGCAGCCCTTGGGCGGCCAGGATGCGGTTGACCGCAGCGAGTTCGTTGAAAGTGCTCATGGTTCGGCGGGGATAAAAGGGTGGGCGACCCCCTGAAAATTCAGAGAGCCGCCCGTGAGTGTGAACTCAGAGTGTCAGATCAGACGCCAACGGCGCTGTCGTGGATCGTGGCAAGGCACTCGGGACGAAGGATCCCGTGGCCGCAGACGATCTTGGAGACGATCAGCGTGCCCTGACGCTCAACCTGGTAGTCGGTCTCGGTCTGGACGGACTGGCGCATGACGGTACCGATAGCACCACGGTCCATGGCAAGGGCGGTGATGCCCTTGGTGGCCGAGTAGTCGCCGTTCTCACCCGTCACGCCCGTAACCGGGGCGCTGGGGAGGTGGTTCGTCCACTCGATGTTGAAGCC